GAATGAGCTTGCGCGGCAAAGAGGCCGGAGGCTCGCGCTATTTGTACGACAGCTTTGATGCGGCACAAGCGCGGATAGATGCAAACGAGCGGGTGGCCGAGGAACGCTGGTCGGGGCTGGAATACCGATTGGGCCAGATAGAGGGCACGCTGGACCGGCTGGAGCGGCGGATCTGGCTTGGCGTTTACGGGGTTGCGGCCTTTTTGCTGGCACAAGGGGCCGAGGCTGTACTGAATGCGGCAATGAGGTAAGATTATGGGATATATGGATAATCACGGCGCACCCGAGCGCAAGTTTCATGCCCCCGAGGCGGGGTTGATGGTGACAGACGGACGCCTGATTGAGGGCTATGCCAGCCTGTTTGGCAAGCGCGATCAGGGCGGCGACGTGGTGCAAAAGGGCGCCTATGCGGCCAGCCTGAAGGCGCTTGCGGCGTCCAATCGGCGGGTGAAAATGCTGTGGCAGCATGACCCGCAACAGCCCATCGGCGTGTGGGATGAGGTGTGCGAGGATAGCACGGGCCTGTATGTCAAAGGCCGCATTCTGACCGATGTGGAAAAGGGGCGCGAGGCGGCGGCACTGCTGGCTGCGGGCGCGATTGACGGGCTTTCTATCGGTTACCGCACCTTGCGGGCCGAAAAGGATGGCAAAGGCCAGAGGCTTTTGTCGGAACTGGAGCTTTGGGAGGTGTCGCTGGTGACGTTCCCGATGCTTGCCGAGGCACGGGTGGAGGCAAAGGGCGATGCGCTTACCGACATCTGGCACAGTGTGGCGCAGATCTTTGAAGATGCGCGCCGGGACTTGGCCGCGCGTTAGCGGCTTTCACGACTGAAACCCAAAAAGGAAAAGATGATGACCGAGGTAAAGGCTCGGGCCGGGGAAGCATACCCTGTGGCCCACGCTATGGCCCCCAATCCGGGTGCGGAAGTGAAATCCGCAATGGCCGGATTTTTAAAAGAATTCAGCGGCTTTCAGGCCGAAGTGAAGACAGCGTTGCAACAACAGGAAGAGCGTATGACCATGCTTGATCGCAAATCAATGACCCAACGCCGCCCGGCGCTTTCCGCCCATGCGGATGTGGAAGTGCCCCATATGAAAGCCTTTGACGCCTATTTGCGTTCGGGCGATGACGACGGGTTGCGCGGCCTTGTGCTGGAAGGCAAGGGGTTGAACACCGCCGTCAATGCCGAGGGTGGCTACTTGGTCGACCCGCAGACGGCAGATACCATTCGGTCGAGCCTGAAATCGACCTCGTCCATTCGGGCGATTGCGAATGTGGTGCAGGTTGAGGCGACATCGTTTGACGTGCTGATTGACCATACAGATGTAGGGTCGGGCTGGGCAACCGAAAGCGGCCCGCAGGTGGAAACCGGCACACCGACGATCGAGCGCATTTCCATTCCGCTGCATGAGCTGTCTGCGATGCCGAAGGCCAGCCAGCGATTGCTGGACGATGCGGCGTTTGACGTAGAAGGCTGGCTGGCGGGCCGGATTGCCGACAAGTTCATGCGGGCCGAGGCTGCGTCCTTTGTGGCGGGCAATGGTGTCGATAAACCGCGTGGGTTCCTGAACCATACAGCCGTGGCTGAGGGTGTTTGGACCTGGGGTAATCTGGGGTATATCGCGACCGGTGAGGCCGGCGATTTTGCGGCGAGCAACCCTGTGGATGCGATTGTTGATCTGGTCTACGCGCTGAATGCGACCTACCGCGCCAATGCGTCCTTTGTGATGAATTCGAAAACAGCTGGCGCCGTGCGCAAGATGAAGGATGCCGATGGCCGCTTCCTGTGGTCGGATGGATTGGCTGCGGGTGAGCCTGCGCGGCTGATGGGGTATCCGGTGCTGATTGCCGAAGACATGCCCGATATTGCGACAAATGCCTATGCGGTTGCCTTTGGCGATTTTGCCAATGGCTACACCATCGCCGAGCGCCCTGATCTGCGGGTGATGCGCGACCCCTTTAGCGCGAAACCACATGTTCTGTTCTATGCGACCAAGCGTGTGGGCGGCGATGTTTCCGACTTTGCGGCGATCAAGCTGCTTAAATTCGCTGTGTCCTAAACGGCGATTGCGAAGGCCCGACCCTTTAAACGGGGGTCGGGTTTTGGGCGCGCACTTGGGTTCGACCCTGACCCGGGTCGTCTAGCTGCTCCCTCCCGATCGAGCGATGCGGGGTGTGCGCCCAAGTTTTGGCTGACGGTTTTGGGCGGAATTATCGGAGATTTAGAGATGATGTTGATCGAGCAAACAACGGTTCCCACGCAGGCCTTGCCCGTGCAGGCGTTGAAAAACCATCTGCGGCTTGGCACCGGGTTTGCCGATGACGGGATGCAGGACGGATTGGTCGAAAGCTATCTGCGGGCCGCGATGGCCGCAATTGAAGGGCGCATCGGTAAGATATTGATCGAACGTAGCTTTTCATGGCGGCTAGGGGGGTGGCGTGGTTGCGGGCAAGCACTGCCGGTAGCGCCAGTGCGCAGTATCAGCCAGATATCACTGTTCGACAGTGAAGGTGGCGCCGAGGTTGTGCCTGCGTCTTTGTACCGTTTGGTGCAAGATATGCACCGGCCCAAGCTGCAGCCCCAAGGATTCCTGCTGCCGCAAGTGCCGATGGGCGGGGCGGTTGAGGTGACGTTTCTTGCAGGTTTTGGCCCCGCATGGGCCGATGTGCCTGCCGATCTGGCGCAAGCGGTTCTGATGCTGGCCGCCGCGTATTACGAGCGCCGACATGATGGCGGGATGAGCGGCGATGCAGGGCTGCCCTTTGGCGTGGTCACGTTGATTGAACGCTGGCGCACGGTGCGCGTGTTGGGGGGGGCGGGCGTATGAAAGGCGTCAACCTGTCACGCGCGCTGGTGTTGGAGGCACCGGTTGAAACGGTGGATGGCATGGGCGGGATTGCCTTGAGCTGGGCGGCGATTGGCACGCTCTGGGCCGAGGTTTTGCCCGGCACGGGGCGCGATACCTCCGGCGAAGAGGTGGTTCTGTCAACTGTACCTTACCGGATCACAGTGCGCGGTGCAGCGCAGGGGGCTGCGTCGCGGCCTGTCGTGGGGCAGCGGTTTCGAGAGAACACGCGGATATTCAGCATTCTGGCCGTGACCGAACGCGATGACAGCGGGCGCTATCTGGTCTGCTTTGTCCGAGAGGAGGTGCCGGCATGAGTTACGGTGCAGCGGCGGCGCTTCAGGCCGCGATTTACGGGCGATTGACAGCGGCGGCAGCACTTGCGGGTGTGGCGGTGCTGGATGCTGTGCCATCGGGCGGTGGCACTGGGACGTTTGTGCTGATCGGGCCCGAAGAGGTGTTTGACCAGTCGGATAAAACCGGCGGCGGGGCCGAGCATCGGCTGACCGTGGCGGTAATTTCAGACGCGGCGGGGTTTCAGGCGGCCAAGGATGTGGCTGTAGCGGTTTCTGACGCGTTGGTTGATGCGCCGCTGGCGCTGGCACGTGGAAATTTGGTGGGCCTGCGGTTCTTGAAGGCCAAAGCGGTGCGGTTGGACAACGGGTTGACGCGCCGGATCGATCTGAGCTTTCGGGCGCGGGTTGAAGACTAGGCTGATGCCCGTTGGGGCAAGGTGATGTTTTAATAATGGAGATGTGCGAATGGCTGTTCAAAACGGCAAGGATCTGTTGATCAAACTGGATATGGTCGGTGACGGAAGCTTTGAGACGATTGCGGGTTTGCGGGCCTCGCGGATCAGCTTTAACGCCGAAACGGTCGATGTGACGAGCCTTGAAAGCACCGGTGGTTGGCGTGAGCTGCTTGCAGGTGCGGGGGTGAAAACGGCATCGATCTCGGGGTCGGGCGTGTTTCGCGATGCCAGTACAGATGAGCGCGCGCGACAGATTTTCTTTGACGCGGAAATTCCGCATTTTCAGGTGATTATCCCTAGTTTTGGCGTGGTTGAGGGGCCGTTTCAGCTGTCGTCAATTGAATATTCGGGCAACCATAATGGCGAGGCGACCTATGAGATGACGATGGCCTCGGCCGGGGCTTTGACGTTCACGGCGCTTTGATGGTGGCGGGGATGGCGACGGGGATGGCAGCTGGGAAGACGGCGGGGATGGCGAACCCTTGGGCAGGAGAGGTGGCGGTTGTGCTGGATGGCACGCGCCATGTGGCCAAGCTGACGCTGGGGGCGCTGGCCGAGTTGGAGGCGGTGCTGGAAACCGGATCGCTGATCGAATTGGTTGAGCGGTTTGAGGCGGGCCGGTTTTCGACGCGCGATGTGCTGGCGCTGTTGGTCGCTGGCTTGCGCGGTGGTGGCTGGCAAGGCACTGCGGCGGATTTGCGCACGGTCGATATTGGCGGCGGGCCGGTTGAGGCAGCGCGCTGTGCGGCGGAACTGCTGGCGCGGGCTTTCGCAACGCCGGGTGAGACATGACAGGGATTGATTGGGCAGGGCTTATGCAGGTGGGCCTGCACGGATTGGGCATGCAGCCCGATGCGTTCTGGCGCCTGACGCCGGTAGAATTGCGCATCAAGCTGGGTGCGCAGGCTGGCGCTGCCCCATTGACCCGCGCGCGCCTTGAGGATTTGGCGCGCGCTTTTCCAGATGTGAAAAGGGGGCCGAAAGATGGCTGATATATCCGGATTGGAAGACCAGATTGCTGCGCTTGAGGTATCGCTTGACGGTGCGGGCGGCATGGTTGGCGCGTTTGAGGGCGAGCTGTCGCGGATGCGCGAAAGCCTTGTTTTTACAGGGCGCGAGGTGAACACGCTGTCAAACAGCATTGGTGGCGGGTTGCGGCGGGCCTTTGACGGGTTGGTTTTTGACGGCATGAAGCTGTCAGATGCCCTGAGTGGTGTCGCGCAGACGATGATTGACACGGTCTATTCGGTGGCAATGAAACCGGTGCAAAGCGCGCTTGGCGGGTTGGTGTCGAATGGCATGAACTCTCTTCTGAGTGGCGTGATGCCCTTTGCCAATGGCGGTGCGTTCGCGCAGGGCCGCGTGATGCCTTTTGCCAAAGGCGGTGTTGTATCGTCACCCACCAATTTTCCGATGCGCGGTGGTACGGGCTTGATGGGCGAGGCGGGGCCAGAGGCGATTATGCCCCTGACGCGGGGCGCGGATGGGCGGCTTGGCGTGCAAGCCGCAGGCGGTGGGCAAGCGGTGACGGTGGTGATGAATATTTCCTCGCCGGATGTGGCGGGGTTTCAGCGCAGCCAGAGCCAGATCGCGGCACAAGCCTCGCGGGCTTTATCGCGTGGGCAACGGAATAGGTAAGGGCAGGCTATGGGATTTCATGAAATACGGTTTCCGGCGAACCTTAGTTTTGGCTCGGTTGGTGGGCCTGAGCGGCGCACCGAGATTGTGACGCTGGCTAACGGGTTTGAAGAACGCAACACGCCTTGGGCCCATTCGCGCAGGCATTACGATGCGGGTGTCAGCCTGCGCAGCCTTGATGATGTAGAGGCGCTGATCGCGTTTTATGAGGCGCGGCGCGGGCAATTATTCGGGTTTCGCTGGAAGGATTGGTCGGATTACAAATCCTGCTTGCCCTCTAAAACGGTTTCGGCGCTGGATCAGTTGATCGGGTTGGGCGATGGCGTGCAGTTGGTTTTCAAACTGTCCAAGACCTATCAATCGGGCGAGCAGAGCTATGTGCGCCCCATTATAAAGCCGGTTCTGGGCACGGTTCTGGTGGCGCTTGCGGGTGACCCAAAGGTGGAAACGCTGGAATTTTCGGTGGATGTGTCGCGCGGCGAGATTTCGTTCCCGACGCCGCCTGATCCGGGGGTGCGTGTTACGGCCGGCTTTGAGTTTGACGTGCCGGTGCGTTTTGATACCGATCAGATCCAGACCTCGGTGGAAAGTTTCAGGGCGGGCAGCGTGCCGAATGTACCTGTATTGGAGCTGAGAGTTTGATGGTGGGGGCAGAGGGGCTGTATGCGCATCTGGCAACCGGAACGACGACCGTTTGCCATGCTTGGGAAATTTTGCGCAAGGATGGTGTGTGGTTCGGGTTTACCGACCATGACACTGACCTTGAGTTTGGCGGCAAAACCTTTACCGCCAATTCGGGCCTGACGGCGCGGGCCTTGCAACAAACCACGGGGCTTTCGGTGGATAATACCGAGGCTGCCGGGGCTTTGTCTGATTTCGCGATCACCGAGGCCGACATTCTGGCCGGCCAGTTTGACGGCGCAGCGCTAACGGGTTGGGAGGTGAACTGGGCCGACACGGAAAGCCGTGTTTTGACGTTTCGGGGCACGATAGGCGAGATTACGCGGGCAGGCGGCGCGTTTCAGGCCGAATTGCGCGGGTTGACCGAGACGCTGAACCAACCACAAGGCCGCGCGTTTCAGCGAAGCTGCCCTGCGATTTTGGGTGACGTGAAATGTGGGTTTGACCTGTCGCAGCCGGGCTATTCGACCGAGTTGGTCGTGGAAAGCATTTCCGACAATCGCATTCTGGTTTTTGCGGGGTTGTCCGGGTTTGAGGACCGCTGGTTTGAAAAAGGCCGTCTGAAGGCGCTCTCTGGGCCTGCGAGCGGTGTGATCGGGATTATCAAGAATGACCGGATCATTGGCGACCAGCGTTTCGTCGAATTGTGGCAGAGCATTGGGCCAAAGCTGGTTGTGGGCGACAGTGTTCGTCTGGAAGCAGGCTGTGACAAGCGCGGCGAAACCTGCCGGCTGAAATTTGACAACTTTCTGAATTTTCGCGGGTTTCCGGATATTCCGGGCGATGAATGGCTGACATCCTACCCGATCTCGTCGCAAGCAAACGATGGCGGGAGCCTGGTGCGATGACCCCGCATCAGAAACGTATTGTCGCCGAGGCGCGGCGCTGGATCGGCACGCCCTATGTGCATCAAGCCAGCGTCCAAGGCGCAGGGACGGATTGTCTGGGCCTGCTGCGCGGTGTCTGGCGCGCGGTGTTGGGGCAAGAACCCGAACGCGTGCCGGCCTATACCGCCGATTGGGCCGAGCCGGGGCGCGACGAGGTGTTGCTGCGCGCGGCGCTTCGATGGTTGCGGCCTGTCATGGCGGGGCATGAGGCGCCGGGTGATGTGCTGTTGTTTCGGATGCGCCAGGGCAGTGTTGCCAAACATATCGGGATTGTGGGCATGACTGGCCCCGATCCCAGTTTTATCCATGCCTATACGGGGCATGGCGTTATTGAAAGCCCACTGTCCGAGCCGTGGGCGCGACGCGTGA